AATTCTGGTAATAAAAATTTAAAATCACCGTACTCTCTTGCACTCATAATATTTATTTTAGGAGCGTTTGCTTTTGTGCCGGGTAATTCTTGAATTACGTATACTATTTTTTTTCTTTCTGACATTGACAAACAATATAGGATGTTCTATATAGAAGTCAATACAGAAAGAATAATTATTATGAGATATAAATTTAAAACTAAGCCGTATGCTCATCAACTAAAAGCATTAGAGCTTTCTTGGGACAAGACATACTTTGCTTATTTTATGGAAATGGGTACTGGTAAATCAAAAGTATTGATAGATAACATTGCTATGTTGTATGACGCCGGTAAAATAAATGGTGTCTTAATTGTGGCACCAAAAGGTGTTTACAAAAACTGGTATCAAAATGAAATACCAGACCATATGCCAGATCATGTAGAGCACACATCAGTTTTGTGGCAAGCAATGAGCACTAAAAAACAACAATCAGAACTAGATAAAGTTTTTGAACCGGGAGAAGACTTACATATTTTAATTATGAATGTAGAAGCTTTTTCTACTAAAAAAGGTGTAGAGTTTGCTGCTAAATTTTTAAGATGTCACAGAACTATGATGGCTATTGATGAGTCTACAACAATTAAAAATCCAGATGCAAAACGTACAAAACATATTTGTACTCTTGGTGAGTATGCACCGTATAAAAGAATTCTTACAGGATCGCCTGTTACCAAGTCACCATTAGATTTATATAAACAATGTGAATTTTTACAAAAAGAATTATTAGGACACACTTCTTATTACACGTTTAGAACTAGGTATGCTAAAATGAAAACAGCAAACTTTGGTGGACGATCTGTACAAATTGTGACTGGTTATCAACATCTTGCAGAATTGTCAGAAAAATTAAAACCTTTTTCTTACAGAGTGCTAAAAGAAGATTGTTTAGATTTACCAGAAAAAACTTTTGTTAAACGTTTAGTTACACTTACGCCGGACCAAAAGAAAGCGTACCTACAAATGAAACAATTTGCTCTTGCACAGATGGACGGTAAGTTAATGACTACTGCTACTGTCATGACTCAACTTATGAGACTTCAACAAATTACTTGTGGTCATTTTACTGCAGATGATGGTACAATTCACGACCTAGACTCCAACAGATTGCCAGAATTAATAAATGTTTTAGAAGAGATAGAGGGCAAAGTAGTTATTTGGGCCCATTGGCAAAGAGATGTTAATAGGATAATCCGGGAGATAGTTAAAAAATTTGGCGAAAATAGTTTTGTAGACTACTACGGTTTAACACCGATGGGTGAGCGTCAATCTAATATAAAAAAATTTCAAGATCCAGACTCACCTGTAAGATTTTTTGTTGGTACAACACAAACAGGTGGTTATGGTATTACTTTAACAGCTGCTAGTACAATGATCTACTATTCTAATGGTTATGACTTAGAAAAAAGACAACAATCAGAGGCTAGAATAGATCGTATAGGTCAAAAATTTCCTATGACTTATATAGATATTTATTGTGAAGATACTGTTGATGCGAGAATTGTAAAAGCTCTTAAGAAAAAAGTTAATATAGCTAGCCAGATTATGGGTGAAGAATTAAAAGATTGGATCTAAACTAAATTTCTAGCTGATCCTATTACGGGTTTGTATTTAGTTTTACCTTCCGATTTAAAAGCATGTAAAAATTGTTTTCTTGGTTGGTCCGGAGTATAGCTGCAATGTATCCATCCCGAATTAGGTTCGCCGGGCGTGTAAAACTCGAGTATCAATTGATCAAAATCTAAATTTTTATAAATCCAATCAGCCAATTCAGCGTTGTCTACTCCTAGACATTCAAAGTCGGCCGCCTCCGCTTTTGCATGTTGACTATTAATTGAACTTTTTATGGCTAGACACAATTTTTCTGAACGGAACCCGCTAGTCACTTTAACCCTGCCGTAATGATCACGTACGGGTTGCAAAATATTTTCACACAATGCTTTTAATTTTTCTATTTGATCTGCATTAGGATTGTTATCAATATCCATACGGATAGCAGTGTCGCTTTTGATAAGCTCTTGCAAGCTGAAGTTACGTGAAAGATTCATTTTTATCTAATAATTAAAGCAAATATAACATAAGCCATACCAGATATCAAAGCCCCAGTAGATACCAATAATATGCTTTCGACTCTATTAATTTGACGTTCAAGCTTATTAATCTTGTCATGCGTTTGCTTCTGCATAATTCGACAAAGCTTTTCGTGGTCTTCTATTTTTTGTAATGCGTTTCTAGTCATTTGGAAAAAGTATACCTAATTTTTGTTGTGTTGTCAGGTTATTAAAATTACCACCTTGAACTTGATTATTTACTGCACCAGCATCAATGCCAGGTAAGTTTAATGTAGTTGGTCCTAATGGTGTGTTTTGCATAATAGGTTGTAATGGATTATCTATTCTTGGAAACGATACTTCACTTAATAATACAGACAACATCTGTGATCTAAGATCAGCAATGATTGGGAACGCTGTTTCCATCGGGTCAGGCACTCCTAACTTAATTGCGTTGGTTCTAAAAGCAGCTCTAATGTCATTAGAGATAGTAATAGGTCTAAATCTTTTATTTATAATAGCATTAACTTCTATGTTAGATAATCTATCTAAAGAATTTCTAAGACCCTCACCAGATATTCCTAAAGTTTGTGCCGCTTCTATATCTTCCCCTAAATTTTTTTTAACTCCAAACAAAGCTCTGTTTGCATTTAAATAAGCATCAACAATTGCAGCCGGCTCAATAGGTCCACCACGTAAAGCTTCTCTTGTAAATAATTGTCTCGATTCCCTTACACCTTTTTGATAATCTGCCACTTTAAAATTCATAGCTCTGGTTGGGTTTACGTTAACAGATCTAAAACCAAATAAACCTGCAAACTCATCACCAAATTCATAAGTCTCACCACTAGAACTAAACACATCATCACCCGCACCAGGTATTTTTGTAATAACATCTACTGATTTAATTGATTGATCTAGTCTCACTAATTGTTGTGCAGAAAATGGCATTACTGCTTTAACCAAATGTTTCATAATTTTTGTTGCTTTGTCTCCAGGTAAATCTTGAGGATTAAACACTTGAAAACCATCTCTTGTTTGTCCACTTCTTGCAATTAAATCTAATACTGCTTCACTCCAAATAGACTCAGATACAAATGGCTGACCAAATTCTTTCATAGCTTCAAAGACACCTGCTACCATGTCATCCATAATACCGTCTTGATCTGTCTCACCAGCAGCTACTTTATTAATAACCGTTTGAATTGGTCTAATTAAAGTGTCATATGCATTGGCATGACTAAAATCTATGTATTTAAATGAGCCGTCTGGTTGTTTTATAGGCAGAATTGTAGAGTTTTTAGACCATGGAGCCACAAATCTTTTTAATGCCGCTCTCTCGTCGTCTGTGACGTCGTAAAGGGCAGCAAATCCTTCTGCTGTAGCATAAGGAACAGCTGCCACTGTAGCACCAAAACCAAACAATCTTCTATACCCTATTGATTGAAAAGGTTTTACAATAGTACCATCAGCTAATTCAACAGTCTCATTAATTTCTCTTAATGCACGTTGGACTATGTTAGTTCCTGTTCTAGCTATCTCTGCTGGAAAAGATACAAAATTTCCAATAGGTAGTTTCCTTAAAGACTTAATAAAGTCAGGTACATAATCATAATTAGGTATATTATTTTTAACAATATCTGCTGCTTCTTGTTCTAAAAATTCTTCTGTTAGTCTTACTTCTTGTCCATTTCGTTTAATAAATTGTCCTCTTGTAACACCCACAGATTCAAAAGCTTTTTCTATTCTCTTTTTTTCTATAGCCCAAGAATATATTTTCCAAAAATCATCCTCAGCTGTATACAAATCTTGAGATACAGATTTTAATTTTGATAATGGTTTTAATAATAATCTTAAACCTTTGTCAGAAGTCATAGTTTCACCAAAGTCTACGTCTTGTAAAAGTTTAGTTAGGTCCCCTAATCTTACGTTACTATTTACAACACCAAGTTTTAAAAGTTTTTCGTACAATTCGTTTTGCATTCTTGTGCCTTTAAGAGGTGTTTGTAATGCTTGATAGGCTTGTTTGATTGCAGCAGGATCAGCTGCCGGTATAATACCATTTGCAGAAGCAAACGCTGCAGCACTTACAAAGTTTCTAACGTGAGTGACTGGTGATAAAATTGTTTTAGCAATTTGTGATAAACCTTTTGGATATAGAACTAAGCTATTGTAGAGCTGTCCTAACATTCCGTTGTTATCAAATGCTAATGATGTTCCTTCTAATGCTTTAGCTATACCAGGTGTTGTATATAATTCGTTTAATGGATTAACCGACCCACCTTTAGCTGCAACACTTAAAGTTTTGGCTTGGTCAATTCTTATTTGTTGAAAGTCATCACCAAATATTAATCTTGCTTCGTCTTGTGTTTTAGCAAACATAGGTGTTTTACCTGTTGCTTTTAAATCATCGGATGTTTTAATTAAATTTTGAAAAAACTCGTTACGCCTTACGATCATAGAAAGTTTTGCAGTGCCACCTAAAATAGTTTGCATCGGGTTAGCTTGTTTACCTAAAAGGTTTTCAAAAACTTCTTTGTCTCCGGGTTTAATTCTACCTGCAGAAATTAATGCAGACCCTCTGTCAGTTGTAACATCTTTTAATACGGTTCTGTTTACAAAAAAACTCGGTACTTCAAAAATTGCATCAGATGGTTTATCCATTCTCATACCTTTCGGTAATCTTGCAGTTTTTAAAACTCTAGATACTGCCTGCTCTGCTTGTAGATCTGTCATCTCTTCACCAGCTTCTCTTGCACTAGATATAAAAGACGCTTTAGCTTTATCAATAGCTTCTCTAGTTGGAGTGTATCTCAACCAGGGTAGAATACTATCGTTTTGAAATATGTCGTACGTTGCTCCTAAATAACCTTTAAATTTTTCACCAAATAAATCTTTAAATTCTTTTATTTCATCGGAATCTAATTGTTGTCCAAGTTTTGAAAAAAGATCTGACCACCTAGTTCTAATATTAGACAGACTGCTAAGTATATCTGTAATAACTTCGTCTTTAACATCTAGTCCTTTTAATCTAGAAACAAGTTTATCTTTTAAACCTTGGTCGAGTTCACCAAATTTTGCAATACCATCTTTGTCTATCGTAGGATTTCCCTCCAACATTAAGTCATTAATTTGTTTTAATAATGTTTTTCTATCTGCTGCTGTCGCTTGGTTAACAATAGTTCTGTAAGGACTAAATACTTTATCTATTGCGATATCTAAATCTCTAGATATGTTTCTAGCAGCAGCGGCATCTCCTGCTTTTAAACCTGTTGTTAATCTTTCTTCATCAAAGAACTCTTGTGTCTTACCACTTCTTGCCCTGAACCCTGATGCAATTTTATCAATCCATCTGTCTAATTTAGAATTTGCTACGTCTAATTGTTTAGTTCTGTCCGTAAGTTTTTTTACCGTAGCCCCAACGCCACCAATTAATCCTGTAAATAAAGCTCCTTCAGTTCCAAATCTAATTCTATTTAATAATTCTCTAGTTGCATCGTCGTCAGTTCCTCTGTCAATTTGTGTTGGTCCGCCAATTAAATCGCCCAATGATCCTAATTGCTCTACGTCACCTACAAATACAGACTCTGCTAAACCACCACCTAATGCACCGGCTATAAATCTATTTGTTTTACCCGCAGCGTTTAACTCTTGTGCAGCTTTAGCACCTTCTAATAACTTAGGGTTAGATGCTTTTAAATATTTACCACCTCTTGCAGCACGCATAGCATCGTCAGCTACTTTAGACGCTATTTTAAAACCCCTTGCTGCAGGTATTCCAATGTTAACTAATGCCTCTGTAATTTTACCTGCTGTAGTTGCTTCTGCTTTTTCATCAAATTCTGTTAGATCATCAAACCATTGTTCTACCTCGGCAGCTTTACCGCTGTTAACGCCCAAGTCAGTAAGAGTTGCGCCTAATGAAAATAAACCTTTGGGTATAGAAATTAATCCAGATACAACGCCAGATAAAACAGATTCAATATTACCTACTTTGTTAAAGTTGTTTTGAGATGTTGAAGACTCTTCTAAGAAATCATACATTGAGGCCATGTTCTACCCCTCGAATACTATTTGCGGTGTACCATCTTGAACTGCTACGGCAATTGTATCTATTATATAAATACCATCAGGTTTTTGTGCTACAGCTTTTAAAGCAAAATCTCTATCATCTGTAAAGTCATCTGACTTTCTAATTTCAGCCATTTTAGTTGTGTCTGCTAGAACAGTAGGAACAGTACCTAAACTATCTTGGATTGTTAGTTTTAACACATCAGAAGTTACGGCACCGCCTCCAATATTTTTAGCGTTTGTTATTACATCTTCTGCAAACGAAGTTTCTTTGTTAAATCCTAAATCTTTATATGCTCTTGCCATTGTATCTGGAGTGACTTCACCATATTTCATCTTAGCATAATCTTTGGCATTTTGATAATAAGTACCACCTTTGCCTTCATTAATATCTTTTGTAATTTCTGCTTTAAGTATAGCTGCATCAACCGCTTGTTTAGTTTTGCCTGGTTTATCCATAGCTTTACTAATACCTTCGATAACTAAATTCTGTAGTTTACCAGATTTTAGACCTTCTTTTAATCCAACGCCTTCCATGTTTAGTGCATTGATTGCTCTGCTTGCATTAATTAATGAATCGCCTACGGCTTCTTTACCCATTTTATCAATACCCATTATTTCATAATATTTCTTTTTGTTTGCATTCATTCTAGCTTTTGCTATTTCTGCAGCTGATGGACCTTCAGGTCTTGGGTCAGGAATATTTTGTCCTCCACCAAGAGTTAAATTTTCTGGCATGCCTATTGCTCTTTTCTTTTTATTAATATCAGATATGCCGTCTCCATCTGTATCTTTTTTAGGATCTGCTTTTAACATATCGTATGCTTGTTTACCACCAAGACCAGTTAGGACTAATCCTGTTGGAGAACCAAACATAAATTTACCGGCAGGTTTAATAAGTTTAGATCCAATAGCTCCACCGCCTGCAATTGTTCTAAGAATAGGATCTTTTCCTAAAAAATTAGGAGTAAATTTAGCTGGGTTTATAGTTACTGGAGTATAACTTCCAGATGCACCGGGTACTCTAGAACCACCTTTTGTAATTGAAGCTGGTGTAGTTTTACCAAAAATTCTTTTACCTGCTCTATATAGTTGGGGAATATACCTCATTCCAGCTCTACCTGCTGCCGCAAGTGCTGCAGCTACACCTACGCCACCAAAAATAGCATGATGTGCTCTACCATCTGTTTTTGGATAAATTGGATCACCTACTAAATACTTACCTTGTTTTTCTCTCATAGACCCACCATTCTTTTTAGGTTCTCTAATGCCAGACATAATACCTTGTTTAATAGGTCCACCGTATCTAAACATCGGTCTATTTAATGGTCTCATTGTTAACTCCTAAATGGGTTTTTAGCAAACAACCCACCAATTCCTAAAGCAGTAGATAATGCTGTTGAGAATGGACTTGTTGGTCCTTGATCAGAATATTGTTGTCCAGCTACGCCTCCAAAGAAAGGAGCTAATGTACCACCGTATTGTGAAAGCCTTCCATAAGGTTCGTATGCACCTGTTCTAACAGCTTGTTGATCTGCTTGAAGTTGAGCTTGTGATAATCCTTGTCTCATTGCACCAAGAGTTCCTAATGAAGAAATGTCTTGGCCCATACTTTGTCTACCAAAATCAGATAAACCAAATTGTTGATTCATTTGATTTCCGTACGCACCAGCTAGTCCTTGTTGTGCAGTTGAAATAGCGCCTTGATTTGCAAAATTTTGTTGTGCTGCTTGACCAGCTTGATTAAATCCTTGTTGTAATAAAGATGCCTGTAGTGCAGCTCTGTCCGCTAATCTATCCGATTGATACTGACCTAACTGTGCACCTTCTCTTCCACCACCAAAATTACCTGAAGCTACAGCTTGATCTTTAATTGCCTGTTCTCCCGCTGAACCTTGTCTGTCATACTCTGCAAGAGTTGTGTCAATAACTTGTGACTGATACGGAGACATAAAAGGTTGGTAAGCTTGTGGTCCAGTTAATGCACTTAGTCCACCAATAGTTTGAGCTGATTGTCCTAGAGCCCCGGCCCCTTGTTGTTGTGCAACTTGTGCAGCTTGTAAAAATGGTGCATAAGAACCCACACCTTGTTGAGCCATACTAATTGCTTGTGATTGTAAAGGATCTTCGCCCGCAACAAACTGTCTACCAGTAAATTGAGACGTATCTATGGGTGCTGAATAAGTTGCTTTTGCTTGTGTTGCGTAATCTTTTATCGCCGGTTCTAAAAATTCTGCTATTGACATTATATCATCCTCGATTGTAACATTTGTTGTTGATCATACATTGCTTGTGCACCTTCTAGACCTTGTGAGTCTTCAGAAACTTCACCGCCCTGTTCTAAATTGTTCATTAAATTTTCCATAACTTCAGCGCCTTTATCTATATCGCCGCCTCCTGCATTTCTAACAGCATCCGCTGTAAATACAAATTCATTTTTAGATAGTCTTGCTGGTACATCGTCAGCTCTTTCTTTGCCGCCCATTGCTACAAAACCACCTTCGTTTCTATAATCTTTTTCCATACCACCCATGTCAATCATTTCTGATGCCTCTTCAGTTTCCATGATTCCACCTTCTTGTGCGCCAACTCTAACAGGAGCACCACCGGATCTATAATCAAATTTATTATATCCTGCTGGTGTTGTGTATCCTGCAACTGTCGATCCTGGCACGGGTCCACCATCAGCAGCCATCATAACTGGTTCTGGTTGCTCCATACCTGCGCCCTCTTGTTGTTGCATTATGGCTTGAACAAATTGTTCAAAAGTCATGTCCCCACCTTGATTTTTATACTTAACATATTCCATCATTAACATTTGTTCTACTTGAGCTTGACCTGCTTCACCGCCCATATTTAAAAATGTTTTTCTTTGTCTAAAAGGTTGTCCTGCTTTTGATCTAATAAATTCTTCTTCGTCATCTTCTTCAACCATCATGCCATTTGCATAACCTGCACGACCACCAGCAGCATAGTCTGTTGGAAAAGGACCTTCACCACCTCTTATTCTGTATGGAGTTTTTAATATTTCTTCTAGCAATTCAAATATAAAAGGGCCTTTCATTTTTTTTAATTCTTCTAAATCTTCTTCTGATAAATTTTCTAAAAGTTTTTTGTCGCTTTTACTAATAGGTCCTGTTTCTCTCATAAAATCAAATTTACCTGGAGAACGTCTGTTCGTGCCTAAATTTTCAGGTAGTAATCTAAATCCAGCATAACTTCCTGGTCCATCAACCATACCTCTCTTAGGTGTATCAATACTAGCTAGTCCACCATCAGCAGCATAAAAATTTGACATTACATATTGTTTCTTTGGCATAAAATCTAAACCAGCTCCTGCATCACCTGCACCACTGTAATAATTTTTTGCACGTTGTACTACTGCTCTTGGATCCATAACATCTACTGGACCTTCGTCCTCTTCATCACCACCCATAAAGAATGGAGCTGCAATTGCTGTAGCACCTAAACCTCCGGCTAACATTCTAGGCACACTAAATTTTGCACCAGCCTCACCACCAACTCTAAATAAATCTCCAAGTGTACTAAACTTACCAGTGCTTCCAAGGAGTTTTCCAATACCTCCTACATTTCCAAACAAACCTTTTGCTGCTCCACCAAAACTTGCTCTACCTAAAAGACCACCAAATTGTGTTCCCGGTATACCAAAACCAACTGCAGCCATTAACGCAGCTTTACCTAGTGGGCTTTTGACAACTTTTTTAATACCTCTAGTAGCTTTCTTAACAAGCTTCCCTAAAAAATAACCCTGCCTAGGGTCTTGTAAAGAGCCTAATCCTGCTTGCATTTGTTGGGGTTGTTGAGATCTAGATATTGCCATAATTTTACCTTAATTAATCGTTTTACTTTGTTTTACTTAGTAAATCAAGAGGAGGCATGATTACATTTACATCTTGAGCCATGTCCTCGTTCTTATATCCCTTTGATTCCCAGTCTTTTCTTTCCTTAAAAAGCTCGCCTGTTTGCTTATGTCTGTACGTTGTTTCTACCTTTGCCGGTTCTATTGTTTTCATTAGTCTATTCTATCCTTTTTTATGTTTAAATAACTAATAGCAATGTCAAATGAATCCGTAGTGCTAGAAGTTATTTTAAAGGCTGTATCGCCTTCTATTATTAACGGTTGGGTTAATAATTCTGTAGTTGTATTGGCCGTTAAAGCAGCCGTTTTTATGGTTGTAATATCGTTATTGGCTACCGTTACTGTGGGCGTTCCAGCAGATGTAACTAAAAGAGATTTAATAATATAGGTTTCGTTTACTAAAGGGTTTTGTTTTGTTACCCCTTCAACAACTGAAGTACCAAACATAGTTTGTGCCGCTGTAGAAGTTATGTCGTCTACTCCATAAAATTTATATACATTAGATACTGTCATTATTCTAAAAAGAAACTTTTTGCTTCTATCTCCTGTTTAACTTCTTCTTGAAAAGAAGTATTTAATTTTGTTATTACAGAGTCAAGGTCTCTAACCAAAGATTGAAATGTTTTTTCTTCGTAATCTTTAGTTGCTCTAGTTAATGACTGTACAATTTTTGCCATTATTCTCCACCACCTTCATCATAAGGATCATTGTAATCAAAAGTAGATCCGCCAAGACCTGCACCTACATCTTGTTGATCACTTCTTCTTCTAGTTTCTGATGCTGATCTATAAGAGTCATCAGAAATTCCTGAAGTAATTCCATAATCAGTAGTTCCTTTATTGTCTGCTTCCATTATATCGGTAAAACCAGTTTGATCTTTAATGTCGTCTAGTTTTTTCAAACCTTGTTTGTCAAAATTATATCTTAGTAGATTTAATCTGTTCATTTTATTAGCTCGTGCAACTTTTGCTGCGTTTGTACCAGTAAACTCAAATTGACCAGTCTCTTCATTAAAAGTTAATTCTGTATCTGCACCATATTTTTTAGCAAAATTTTCGGAACCAAATAGGTCATCTAATTTTTGAATATCTTTTGCTTGTTTCTCTGCATAGTTACCAAAAGCTGATACTACGTTTCTACCAAAGTAATCTTTACTTCCTCCAGTATTGTTTTCTCCAAATACAGTCGGCCCTGTGTAACCCATTTGACTTTGTGTATAAATTTGTTCAGGCATTGTCATCTTATCGTAATAACTACTTGGAGATATGGCAGATAGAATACCGGTTAATCCAAATGGTAAATCTTTTCTTACATCTCGTGGATCATCTACAGGATAATTTCCAATGCTTGTTTCATCACCGGCGTATTCAGCAATTGCTTCGTTTATTTCCGGCCCGGTCATATTATTATTTTGAGGTATAATTTGTGAGTTAACGCCAGCTCCTAATTGTGACATGTTGTATGCAGTTGCATCACGTATCATTTGATCTACAGAACGTTGTCCACCTATTCCAAACTTTTCTGATAAAAAACTTGCGAGCTTGTCTGGGTTTTCTAATCTGTTTTGTCTTGCGTTAATAGCAGTATTAAAGTTAGCTGCTAGATCGCTATATGGAGAAATAGCATTATTAAACGAACCGGTATTTACTATACCTTGATTAACAACCGGTGCTTGTGATGAAGTATCCGGTGTTTGATTTTCAGGTAACTCAAAAGGGTTTTGTAAATATTTTTGTTGCGGAATATATTTAAAACCCGCCTGTCTTATTTCTTCATCAGTAGCCATTACCTTCTTCCTCCTGGGTGTATATCTAATCTAAATGTACCAAGTTTCCAATCTTCTCCGCTAGCTGTGTTTGCAACTTCTAATGCAATTTGTCTAGCTCTAATCCTCACATCTTTTTTAGTTGTAGAAGATGTGCAAGTAAAAGTATTTGTAACTTGTGAACTGTTTGGATAAATTCTAGTTTTAAATTTAATGGATGTGTTTCCAGTTTGATCTATAAAGTCTGGTATAAACCTGCTAATTCTCATTATAAATTCTCCATCTCCTCTTAAGTCAGGCATACCAACAGTTTGGCCTGTGTTACTTCTTCTTTGTGTAATGTCAAAATCACCAGAAGATATGTTGGCTATTACAGCTGTAACAGCTCCTCCAGCGTTGACTTGATCGGTCCCTGTTTCCTGCTCATAGTATATAGTAGTTCCGTCCGTATTACCAGTAACATCAAAAGAGTTGTTGTCACTAGCTGTGTAATAAGTTGCATGCGGTAGACCAAATACCGCTGAGTCTTGCCACGCAGTTCTAGCTAAACTACCCGTTGTCCATATAGGTCTTTGAGTAGTAGAGTCTAGATAGTTATAAGTTACCTGTCTATTAACAACGTTAGACCCGCTGTTACAATAGAACCAAGTTATTTCTCCGAATAGGTTATTTAAACCAGCGTTAACTAAATCTCTGGCTGTAGTGTTAATACTATCGTAAACAAAATCTTCTACTAAACAAGGCATTGATTTTAACTGACCATCATAAGTAAAAAAACCATTCTCTGACATCCAATACGCAGCACCGTCTACCTCTATACAGGCATTCTTGCCCAGTAGTCCGCAGTTAGTTCCTACCTGTTGGAAAGAAAATGTAAATGGTGCACCGACAAATTGCATAAGAAATAAAGCTGTATCGGTCCAAACATAAATAGCATCTCTACCTTTAATAGCTCCCATAATTCTTGATCCATCGGCTAATCTTTGTGTGCCTGCTGTATTGTTAGCAGTAACTGTATATGAATCTGTTTGATCAATACTTTCTTGATCAGAAAATCTAATAAACATATCGTCTTGTGTAGTTGTGTCTCCTACTTTTGTTTCAGTTCCAAAAAACACTAAGTGTCTGTCTGGTGTAGAAACAATTACGTGACGAGATTTAGTTGGGGCGTTTGGAATAATTGTAGCTCTTGTTGCTGTTGCGTTTGATGGAGCTCCGTCCCATTCAAAACAAGCACCATTATAAATAAGTGCAATTAATTTTTGACCGAAGTTATCTAAAACCCATAACCCAGGTGAGATTGTAAAGTCGGCTGTAGACGCCTCCCCCCATGCAACAAAGTCACTTATATTTGTAACCGTTGCGCTAGAGCTGTGTGTGGATGGTGAAGTTCCGTTTACGGCTCTTGCTCCTCCGCTTAAAGTATTGGTTCCCGTGTTGTTAGCTGTAAAACTAATATCCTCAGATCCAATTCTAATTTCTCCTGATGATGGAAATTGACTAGAGTCTGTTAATACAATTGTAGTATCAACAGTATTTGTTAATGCAGAAGCTAACGTAGTTGTTACCGGTGCACTAGCTTCACCGCCCCAGTTAGCAGTTCCCCATCCAAAGCCACCTAATTGTTGAGAAGGACCAACGTTATAATAACAAAGAACAGATGCCGATCCGTCAGTGCTTAACGGAGTTCCGGCTTCTACTGTAGCCATAGTTATTGTAAAAGTAGTGGCTGAGGGCACAGACGTGACCATAAATTTATTATCTTCAAATGTAGCGTTAGTAAAAGTAGATCCCGATAAACCTGTTACACTGTCAAATAAAACAATGTCATCTTCTATTAATCCGTGTACTCCAGAACAGGTAATAGTTACTGCTGCTGAACCACCAGTAGATGAAAAATTAGCTCCAGTTAAAGTAGTTCTGATAGGGTGAATATCGTAGTAAGTCCCACCGGAATATACGTATAAAATTCTATTAGTTCCTATAGCAGCGTATTTAACACTGTCATTATTTTCCCAATGATGGACAGCTCTTGCAGCTCCAGTCAACACACTATCCCCTAATTGGCTCCAACCACCTATTTTTTCAGGGGTCCCATACCTAAAACGAACGTTATCACCGTCAAACCATTGCCCTTCGGCGCCTGTTTCGGTAACTTGTTTGTTAAATCCTGGAGCAAAACCTAGTTTTTGTAGCATACTTATCCTAATATATTAGCACTCTATACTATATATTATAATTCTTGTAAATCTAGCTATTTTGTGGCTACTAGTAGTGGCTAAAATTAGAATTAAAAGCTATTACGGTCTTTCTTTTTTTGTCTATACTGGGAGCGCTATGCAGTAAATGCGCTGGGAAAGTTATCACTTGTCCTTCTTTAGCTTGATACTTAAAGAGTTTACCTCTTACTTTTACCTGCGTTCTGTATGTGGTAGACGGCATTTCTAAAAAATATACATTAGCCCAATTGGTTTTTTCATGGTTGTGAAATATATGGTGGGCTCCATCATGATATTGTTGAAACCAAGCGTTAGCTATATGCCATTGGTCTGCTTTAAAATAATCTTGCATTCTATCCATAGACTCATCTATTACTTTTTTATAAAAATAATCTAGGTATTTTCTTTCTTGTTCTACAGGCAGCAGCCAATCAGACTTACTATTTTGTTGTGACTGACTAAAAGGCATCTCATCTATTAAATCTAAAAGTATTTTTTTATGCTTTTTATGGTCCTTAACTGTGGATATTATAAAGTCTGTTGTTATATTCTTTATCTCCATTTTGGACCTGTCATAAAAATAGCTATTGTTTTCCTTGTTCCCTGAGTAACGGGTGTAACTTCATGACTCATAAAACCATCAAATAATATCATAGACCCTGGTTTTTTAAAATCCGTAACTGTCTCTGGTCCTTGATTAAAGAGTCTTAGATCTCCGCCTTTGTAAGGAGTATCAGACATGTTGATAAGCAATGTGCCTTTGACATCAAAGTTTTTACCTTCAGGACTTCTGTCTACATGCCAACCGTAATAGTCTTTTTCTTTTGAGGTATATGTTGCAAAATTTATAAGTCTATCATCAAACATTTTAAAAGTTATATAACCAAACTCGTGTGTAATAATTTCTTCTGCATACCCATATACTTTTTTAAAGTAGGGTTCTATTTTTTGCCATTCTATTAATTTTGTGTGTCTTTCTTGTTTTAATCTCTTACCTGAAGAACCACTAGCAGCCCCTTCTTTTGGTTCTAATTCTAAATAATTGTGATCAATAAATTTATTTAATGTTTTAATTTCTTTATTGTCAAACTGTGGCGGCCAAATCCAATACCTAAGAGCACTCATATTTTTGTATACCAAGATGCTACAGTGTACCTTGTTCCCTCTGTAATTTGTTTAACACCATGATAACGTTCATTACCATTAAATAAAAGTATTCTACCTGTCACTGGTTGTATAGAAGTCTCATCTTCAAAATGTGTTTGTCCACCTTGATAGTCGTGATTAAGATATACAATAGAAGCCAGTGTTGTTTCTCTTACGGCATAGTCTGTATGCATTCTGTGTCTTGCACCTTCAGGCCATTTAACTAAATTAGAATAGTTTACTTTAGAATTATTTATTTCTTTTGATAGCACATTCATTTTCTTTCTTAGTGTTAACACAACAGGTTCTTTAAGGATATCTAAGCTAACACAAAATGTATCCTCATGTTGCCACATATTTTTCTTATGTTTTTTATGCAACTTAATTAATTGCTTGCATTCTTTTTCAGTAATAAAATTATCTATTATACTAATCCTGTTCATCGCAATCTAAATCAAAAGAAATAACCACTCGGTCTTTGTCTAACAGGTTTGGATTAACATAATGCAAGAGGTGTCCTGGAAAAATTACTAGTGTACCTTCTTCACATTCTATTTGTGTAAGTTTAGTTTGCTTACTCATTTCATCAGACCAAGGCGCTATGTAAGTTGCTGTTTCTTGTTTCTTATCTAAATTAAGATATAAAATACCTGTATACATTGACTTGCCATGATGGTGTGCAACTTGGTAATCACCTTTTTTATAGTTTATTACCCATGAGTCAGTTATGTATAATTTTTTAAAATTACATTCTGTTCCAAATAAATGAAGTTCGTCTGCAAAAATTTCGTACAACTTATCTGTTAATCCTAAAGAAGATGTACCAAATCTTGTTGTAGAAAAAGAAGTATTCGGTCTTCTGTAGTATTTAAAATCTTTTACATATTTTTTAATCTTGGTTTTTTTCTTTTTCCAGTCTTTTACTTTCGTAGTAAAAGCGTCTATTGAAAATAAAGTTTGTATCATTTCTCCTCCTCTATTGTGTATATACAAATTATTCTTACCTCGTCGTCTTCTCCAGGAGAACCAGCAGCATGATAGTTTTCACCAGGAAATATGTTGTACTTACCCTCGTCAGCTTTCATTTCTTTAATTATTGTCTTTGCCACATAGGGCTCATATCTATCTTTGTTACTTACAGCAGGATTTGTTTTAGATGTTTCTTGAAACAAAAAAGTAGAGCCTTTACTAAATTTATTACAATATATTATTATATCGATATGGGGAAACGTGTGGTCAAAATGTGGATTAGAATATTCTTTCTTAAAATAAGTTGTTAAATTAAGAGCGCCTCTCAATATTCTTTTAATTTTTATTTTATGCTTCTTACAAATTTTTTCTATTATACCTGTAAAAAAAGGATACAGATCTGAGTTTACTTTAAAACCTGTATTATTCTCATAGTCGTAACGAGGCAATAAAATATGACTTAGACACGGATAATTTTTTTGAAAGCCGTACACAGGTTCTGGATAATAGTACCAAGGAAAATTATTATTATTAACAACTTGTTGTTTAATAATTTTTAAATCTGCTTTAGAGATATAGCCTTCTTTTACTTGAACCATTGTTTATATATTTCTTTGGGATATTTTAAATGATTTGTGTCATCGTATGCAACATTAGTATTTGGACCATGAGCATCAACGTAATGCATAAATACCTGACAACATGTTTCTCCTTTGTAAGGTTCTCTCCAATGTTCGTACTTAGGTCCTTCATAGAATATACAGTCACCCGACTTTGCACTATAAGGTTTGCCATCCATAAAAATAGGCCACTCTAGATCTTGCCATATATTTAACGTTAGAGATATTTCACATGCTGGTCTATCTGTATGTTTTGGAAGAGCTTGACCATTATAGTACATACGTGTGTAACTATAGGTTGGAAGAAGTTCTTTATTAAATGCTTTTTCTACTATGTGTTTTTTTGAACATAAAAAATAATCGGCAACAGGATCACCATATATAACACGAGCCCCTTCAATCATAGGACATGGTCTAGGTCTTGTATCCGTTTTTTTAAAAAAACAAAACTCAAAATACTCCCTCACATTTTCAAGTTCTTCTTTTGACAAAAAATTTTTATGTACTTTTATCATTTCCAAGGAGGTCCTAACGACCAGTTAACCAAAGAGTATCTCGTGCCTTTTGTTACAGGTGATACTTTGTGCCATACAAAACTAGGAAAGACTAAAATGCTTCCTTGTTTTTTAGACTCTGGGACTTTGGTTGGTCTTCTGTCTTTGTCGGGCCCATGAAAGGCAAAGTAAAAATCACCGCCTTCATACTTTTTGTGGTCCGTTAAGTTCATGACTAGAGATAGCTTTCTAATCTTACCTGTGTATTCTTTAAAAGTGTTTGTACCATATGGCTCTTCTAGGGCATCTATATGCCAATCGTAGTGTTGATTTTTTGTATATTTAGTAAGTTGAACATGTTCGTTCCACACTATATCAGCATTCCAACTAGCTTGTTCATTAGCTGCGTTTATAAAAGGAGTTATTATTTCATACAACCACGGTGTGTTATTAAAGCAAACATCTGATTGTCTTTTCTTTTTATCTAATCTATCATCTTTACCTATTTTACCTAATTTAGGTTTTTTAAAAAGTTTAATTATTCTTTCACATGTTGATGAATCTATTACAGATTCAAAAAGCCAATACTCAAAATTATTTATCATATGTTAAAACTGTATACTATCCTCTCTGAATTAGATTTACTTGGTGTTACGTAGTGATCAACCCAAGCCGGCCAAATTAAAAGCTGTCCAGTTTTAGGTGTAATAAAAAAATCCTTTGAATTATAGCTATTATATTCTCTATAGTGTGTAGCATAATTATTCATTTCGGCCTGTGTATTAAAAACTAAATTGCCAGAATCATCATCACACTTAACATAATACACTCCTGAAAAAACATAGGGTGGATGTTTGTGTGGTTTGTTAAAGTCACCCTTTTTATTTATAATAAACCAACTGTTATGTATCAGTGTTTCACCAACAATATTAAAATCTTTTCTTAAAGTTCGTTTAACAAAGTTATTTATTTTTTCGTTTAAGTCATCAACACAACTAGGAAATGGGTCAAAGTAATAAGGACTATGCCAGCCCCCATAATTTGAAGCAACTACATCGTGTTCCTCTTTCGGTATTTTATTTAAGTATTTAATTATTTTTTTGTTATCAATACCTTTTAGATCTGTAGCATACAAATCTGTTTGAAACATAGTTATCTGTTCATGAGTTTTTTTATCCATAGCAATACCATCCTGTTATTATGTACTTAGTTTCAGTAGTAGATATTTGACCCTTGTGAGTGTGTGTCCAAGCAGCTGGCCAAATTAATGTATCTCCTTTCTTGCATTTAAAAGTCTTGTTTTGATAATAAAACATAGTTCCCGCTGCTTTACAAGTATTTAAATATGTCATAAAAACTAAATGCCTTTCATTTAGTTCACCATTGTTTTCATAATGCCATTGTTTAAAACCACCACCGGGATTATATTTTTGAATATTACAACCATTTAAATTATATCTAGATTGATCAACATCTGAATATATATATTTCTTTTTATATTTATTTAAACAAAAAGACAGTTCTTCAAAATATTCTTTTAACAAAGGTGTAAGTCCGTCCGCACCATTTATTGCTATGTCAATAGAATCCTTTTTATCTTTTGCTACATCCCCTTTTCCTATGATACCGTTTACATGTCTCGTTTTATTTTTATAAAAATATTTAACTACCTTATCGCAAACGTCTTCTTCTATATTATATCTACCTATGAAGTTTTCCATTAATTTACTTTTTCAATACTAAAATTAAAAGACAATGCTATCCTTCTTTTTTGGCTATAGTTCCTGCTTACAAAATGTTCTAAGTGAGAAGGAAACAAAATAAACTTTCCTACCTCTGGTTTAATCTTCCATCTAGAATAATTAACTCCATCTTTTTTGTATTGAAAACAGAAGTACCCTGATTTCTCATCGCACTGTAAATAATAAACGCCAGAGTAATCAGGACTTAGAGTCATGTTTTCTCTGACTAAATGATCGTGCACATTTGTGCTGTGGTTAGGTAAATGTATTTGTGACCAAAACCTGGTTACTACAAAACTTTGATTAAGTTGTTTTGTGATGCCTACAAATATTTTTTGTAATTCATCATGCATAGGAAAAACAATGTCTTCGTGAACTGAGTCTGTTTCTTCAGGTGAAGCGGGTTCCCCTTCTTTAAGTATATGGGTAATTAATTTTTTATTATTTATTTTTTTTAAATAACCATAATTAAAAGATAGTTCTTGTAATATTATTTTATCCACAATATCCTTTCGGCCAAAAAGGAAAACTAATAGATAGTCTTTTACTTAAAGGCACACATTCATGTTTATATTTAAATGGTATGTATAACATGTCACCTGGTTCTAAAACCGTGTCACAAAAATTATCAACAATCCATCTTGATTTTCCTTTCTGTTGTACAATTAGATTGTGTGCATAATCCAAATGTTTACCAAAAGAACATGCCTCTTTTTTAAAAGAGGCGTATATGTGAGCATCCCAATTGCTGTATTGAAACAGCTTGTTTTTATCTACGTATTTTTTAATTAAACTACAATCAAGATATTTTAAACAATTGCTAATAATAATTGATTTATTTTTATAATTGTTTTTACCAAATCTTTTTTCTTTATTTTCTAATATCACTTCAAAATCTTTCTCATCACAATCTTTAATGATGTTGTCTAATTTTTTCCAAGTTATAAAATTTTTTATAAAGTTTCTTTCTATAAAAGGCATTCTAAACACCTTTTATCATGTTTTATTTTTATATCAATATTAAACTGTATCCCAAGCTAATGTAGCAGGGTTCCATACATATTCCACTACATTAGTGGTTGTATTTAAACCATTCCATTTTTGACCTGCTTCATCCCATTCAGAAACCACATAGACGTCTCCAACATAATTTGTATTGGGTGTTGTTACGGGTGCAATCCATCGATAATCGCTGTTTAAAGTCCAAGAAGTATAAGGTCTTGGGTCGTAATAAGCAACATTGCTTGGATCCCATGTTCCACCTATTCTTGCGTAATTATATCTTGTAGATGCATCCGTTGCATTTTCAAATGTTTCAGCAACTACCGCAGTTGGGTTTGCTATTATAGTTCTAACTTTTGAAATTCCATCTGCTTCATCAGTAGCGTCTACTACCATTACGTTTGTAACGATATTAGAACCATCCATTATTGCAAATATTTTATCAGCCATTATTGAAATTTAACCTTTACTACAGCAAATCCAGTTCCACCAGTAGAGCCGGGACCTTTACCTTGGCCACCGCCACCTCCGCCACCGCCGAGGTTATTAGTTCCTGGTTGTCCTGTATGTGGGTTAGATGGTCCACTTCCACCTCCGCCGTTTCCGCCTGAAGATGTTCCACCCCAAGATCCGCCGCCACCGCCGCCTGATCTCGTTGTTCCTGTAATTTGATCTGCTCTTCCATTTCCACCGCTTCCTCCGATACCACCTGGTCTTGAAGGTCCTGGTTGTCCGCCGTTACCAGCTCCGCCACCACCTGAACCGTGGTGAGAATATTGTCCTGATCCTCCAGAATTTCCATGTCCGTAAGTTCCTGAGTTTCCTGGTTGTGATGGTTGAGTACCATTACCACCGTTGTAAGAGTTTCCTCCGCCGGATCCACCACCAGATCCACCATCATCGGAACCTTGACTCCATCCAGCTCCTCCGCCACCGCCTTTAGCAGTTAACAAAGAACCCATAGTTGAGTCGCCTCCGACTCCTCCGCCTGGTCCTGATCCGCCGCCAGCAGATCCACCAGAGCCTATTCCAATATTGTAAGTATCTTTTGCAACAGTAAGCATAGCATTACCCATGTCTATTTGGCCTCCACCGCCGCCTCCGCCGCCGTGTTCGCCACCGCCGCCGCCTCCGCCGCCTACTAAAGCAGCATTAACAGCTTTTCCGTATGTTCCGTCCGTTCCTAATTTAGAAACGACAAACGAACCACCAGAATTAAATGTGTGTATTTTATAATCTCCAGAAGTAGAAACACTACCCCCAGAAGCTTCCATGAATTTAGGTCCGCCACCTATGAGACTTGGGAAAGAACCTCCGCCTCTTGTTGATCTAATTACCATTTATCCTCCTATGCAAATTGTGTTTGCGCTGCTAGAGCTGTAAATGAGGCATCCCCAGTTTTAATAATAGTGTATGTGTATACATCTATTGAGTTAGTATTCCCTTCTGTAGGTGCAGAACCACCCTGCCATTCAGGAGTTATACTACTGCCATCAACTTGAACAGCACTATTTCTATATTCAGAACCACCAATAGTTACCATGTGAGCAATTGTTACTGACTCACCTGTATCCATAATAGTGTTTAAAGCTGTAGAACCATCACCTCTAATATTTAAAGTCCAGTCTCCTGAAGCATTTGAAGTGTAGTATAAAAGAGCTTGTGTTAATACATCAAATGTTTTTGTACCTGTAGCAGCCGTAGCTTCTATTGTAATTTTTTCTGCAAGACTTTCGATCTTACCTTGACCATCAACAGTAAATCTTCCATAGCCATTAGGGGCTGCAGTCATGTCAGAGTTAGCCGCATCTGTGATTGTAAACGATCCAGAGTTTGTACCGCTGTTTGTGTTTAAAACTAAGTCAGTTGCTCCGCCAGTAGTTACTGTTAGAGTTCCTGCTCCGTTTGAAGTTAAAACTGCTGCTGCTCCTGAGTCTCCAACTTTTACAGTATCACCTGCAAGAACAACGTCTCCTGTTCCTTTTGGAGTTACGTTAATGTCAATATTTGTATCACCACCAGTAGATGAAAGAGTAGGTCCCGCACCCGTAGCTGCGTTTGCAATTGTAAACTCATTAACCGCAGAACCAGTAGCTGTTAAAAGCGCAAGTTCATTTCCGTTAGTATCTAAAATCGAAGTTCCAATTGCTGGTGAAGTTAAAGTTTTGTTAGTTAGCGTTGAAACACTAGCTGCTGATACCATTCCTGTATCAACAACGCTTGGATTACTTCCAGCGCCATCTACATAAATAATTTTCCAATCTTTATCAGTAGCAGCCCATGTTACTGTTCCGCCTGATCCAGATGCTGTTTTAAATTGTACTGTGTAAGCACCACTCGTGCTGTTTTTTATTATGTAAAAATTTTCTACATCATTAGGCACTGTAACAATTTTATTTCCTGTAATTGCTTCTGGTGACTCTGCACCTAAAACAATAATTCTAGTTGCTAGTGTAGCACCGGCAGATCCATCTGCTACGGCTAAAGCTGTTGTATTTGCTCCAGTCCCTGCAGCATTTAAAGTTTGTACTTTATATCCACCAGATATTTGTTCTACTATCGATAAATTTGTATTAGTTTTTGTTCCCCAAGTACCAGCATTTTCGCCGGTTGCCATTAATTCGACCCCTAAAGGTGTGTATGTTGATGCCATAATTTTTTCTCCTACGCAGCGTGATTTACATCTGTATACGAAGTATTGCCGGTTATGTCAATATCTTTGTATGCCAATGTTCCAAAGCCTGTTGTACCAATTTCTGAGGTAGCTTCAACCCCTGTTAATCCTACAACATCTGCAGGCACTATTGCACCTACACTTGACGTTGCAGCGCTTGGTGCAGTTAAAGGAACTCCTATCCCAACAACAATAGACCCTACACTTGAAGTTGCAGTAAGACCTGTCGGCGTTACAATTTCAGTATTGTTAGCCTGTGCGGTTCCGAGAGCTGAAGTAGCTTGTAAACCAGTTAGTCCAACCACATCTGCAGGAGTTATTGCTCCTACACTTGAAGTTGCAGCTAGTCCTGTTAATGCAACACCAATTCCAGCAACAACTTGTCCTACACTTGAAGTAACTGACAGACCCGATATAGGTTGAGTGTCTGCACCAAACTCTAACCCAACTGAACCTAAAGCTGAAGTTGCTGCCGATGGTGCTGTTATTCCAATTATCATTCCGTCAGGAATAATAGCTCCTACACTTGAAGTTGCAGCAAGACCTGAAGGCTGAACTAATTTATTAAATGAATCTCCGTAAGGTTCTTCACCCCAACCATTTCTACCCCAACCTACTAAAGTTCCTGCATTATCAAAATCTCCAATCTCAGAAATCATTTGACTTGGAGCTGTTAAAGGTACTGGTGTTATTTGTTGAGTGGTTATAGAACCAATGGCAGATACACCTTGATTTGAAGGAGCTGTTAAAGGAACATCTAAAAACTGTTCACCTATTACTGCTCCCACAGAAGCTGTTAATCCAGCAGGTGCATCTCCTGTCACTCCAATTAAAACACTGTAAGCTACGCCCCATCCAGAGTTACCCCATTGAAGTCTACCCCAACCTGTTCCTGGATAAGCTTCTGGTGTTCCTACGGCTGTTGTTGCTGCCGACGGTGCTGTTAATTGTACGGCAGTATAATCTACACCCCACGAATTATCGCCCCATGCAGAACGACCCCAACCTAAACTTGGAAAAGCATCTGGTGTTCCTAGGGCTGTTGTTGCTTGTAAACCTGTTAGAGGAACAGAAGAAGTATTTGAAGCCCATGAATTATAATTCCATGGTATCATCCCATAAGCGTCGGAAGTCGTAATAGTTGCAGAACCGCCCATGCCTGAGTGATACTGACAATAATAATATAATGTGCTTGGAGCACTGTCAGCTACAGAAATTTGTACGTACGCTCCAGCGTCTCCAGCGGTTCCAGAAGTTGTTACACCGGTAGTGTATTCACTTCCTCCGCCATGTGTTCCGTCACTGGTTGTAGAAAATTTAAAAGGGTGTCCTCCGACACTACTGTCAGAAACATCAAACTTATAAGTAATTCCTTTTGCGAGAACTATAGTGGCTTGTTGAACGCCATCAATGTAATATTTATTTCCATAACCGGTGCTCTGCACCGTTACGGTGTACGTTCTAGCAACAGACATAAGGACTACCTCCTTATGCTATTCTTACTATAGCTGTTGTTGCTGCCTTTGCAGGGAATTGAACTGTAAAAGTTCCAGACGAAACTGTTTTATCTCCACCAAATGCTACTGCGCAAACTGCAGGATCACCTGTTGCCGTATCATTATAAATTAAACATCCGTTTGCTGTAAAAGAAGCAGATGTCCAAGATATATCATCAAAGTCAACACAAGCTGTTGATCCATCTAATGACGGTGTGATGTTAGTTAATGCTTTTCCGCCTGCTGAGTAAGCAGATCCAGAAGAGTTTGTGATTTCGTTAGAACTAGAATAAGCTGTAGTCGACGCACTTAAAGTTGCTGAACTTGTGTATAAAGCTATTTTAAATGTGTTTCCTGTAGACGCCGTAAAGTTATGTGTAGCTGTTAAAACTTGATTTTTAAAGCTGTTACATATCGCTGATGTTATTGCCATAATTTTTTCTCCTCATTTATGGAGACGGGGACTTAACTGGTATTCTAACTGTTCCGTCAGTGTAATCGTCTCGTCTTCGTCTACCTAGTTGCATTCCTGCAAACTGTTGTACTGCATTTTTATATTTATTTTCGTATAATGTCAACATATCAGTTGGACCTTTTAAAAATCCATAAGCTTCTACTAAACAAGCATATAATAAGCCTTGTGGAAAATAGGTGCTTAAATAAGTTTCGGCAGTCCCATCTCCGCCAGAACCTAGTCCTGTGGGATATTTATTATAATATACTCTAAATAAATAATTTGCGTCTGGTGTAGGTGCTATGTACATACCCCCAGAAGTGGTAGTGGTATTGCTAGTAGCTCCTCCAAACATAGCGTAATATTTAGGGAAACCTGTTACAGAATTAGCAGTATCCGTAGGAGATTGTATTTCTCCCGAAGGACCAAATTTTCTATCTACAAATTCAGCAAGATAAGTTTGATCTTTTTTCTCTAACCAAGTTCCATTGCCTTCTGTGTTAGCTGTTGAATTAAATACCTCTATGCCTCTAATAAATAAAGTTCCAGCCGGTGCGTTGATAGTGTTATCATTTGCAACTAAAGTACCTTCTTGTACAAATCTATCTGCATCCATGGGAAGCTCTTGATTAATTCTCATTTCAGCAGCCATTATAATTCCATCTAAAATAGTTGTTGTAAAAACATCTGTACCAACTTCAGTGTAATCTTGAATAGCTTGTTTTAATGTATCGTATGTATATTTTGAAATTCCTGACATAACTAAGCTCTATCATTTACGGGTCCAATTGTACATTGAAAACCGCCCCCTGTTTCTGCGCTAGTAGCATTATTTGCTAATTCAAAACCAAAACCTACCTGGGTTGTTACAAAAGCAGGATTACCACTGCTATCATTATATCCAGCAAGTCCTTGTGTTTCTTCAAGAAAAGATATTTTATATGCACCAAATACTTTAGCTCCTGAAGAGTGAGCACTGGCAATTGTTTTTTCTGGAGACACTCCTCTGTAAGGTGCGCTAGTTCCTCTAGTACAACCTGTTAAAGACGTGCCACTTATTCCTGTATATTGAATAACTTCATTTTCAAATCTACCGGTTACAGAATTTACTTTTTCTATTACAACAAAACCAGATGTTGGAAAAATAGAAGCAACATCTAATACTATAGTGTCTGCTGTTGCAGTAATGTCAGAAGTTAAAGTTGTAGATAATTGTAGAGTAGCTATTGCAACACCACCTACTGGTGATTTTATATTTCTTAATCTAACAAAATCATTTACTTGCATTGCTCCATTTTCAAATGCTATTGATACTGTAGCATCAGCAGCTGCAGTTGTAATAGGGTTGTCTGGTAAAAAATCTTCTGTTGGAAATTCTGTTCTTGCAGGTCTTGCTCTTTGTAAAGCTTGTGGATCTGCACTTGTAGGCTTGGGATCTAATTGTGGTTGTTTTGGTTCAAACTCTGAAATATGCACAAATGCACCATTCCATTCTCTAACCATTTCGTTGTATGGAAAAGCCATACCTGATCTGTCAGAAATAGCTAAAGCGTATTTACCTTGTGAAAAAGTAGTCATTAACCAATACCAGGATAATAAATTTTAGGTGCTATGTAAGTTGAATTAGAAGAACCGTCTTCATCTTCCGCTCTTAATAATTCATCTTCATATAACATCTTTAATTCTTGTGTTCTTTGTGGTGCATATTTTAAAGCTAAATAATAAGTTAAACCTGAAATCATACACGGCACAAATCTATAAGGCACATCAGTTGCATTTGTATAAGCACCTACATCATCAATTCTTTTTGTGTAATAAAAATTTATAAAATTTCCAGCTTGTGAACTACCTGGAGTTAAATATAAAGTTACAGTTGTTTTATCAATAAATCTTTGAACCCAATATTGAGTTGGCAAACCTTTGTCTGTTTTATTTGAAAATCCTTGATATTGAGATCTACTAATTTTTGTCATAGGTGTGTCTACGTTTGTAGAAGCAACTCTATAATTTAATTCTTGAATATCAGTTATTCCATTAGGAAACTGTAACACTGCATCACCACTGTTGTGTGCGGCTGCCGTACTTCCGTTAATTCCTCTAGTGCATCCTGTTAAATTTAAAGACGAAATTCCTGTGTAAGAAATTTGTTCAGTTCCAATTGTAATAGTTCCTCCAACTGTAGGCATTCCTGAAACAGACGCAACACCAATAGTTGTAACTGCTGCATTTATTCCAGCAGATAGAGTTGTGCTAATACCATCGGAAGCACCATCAGAAGGTGATCTGTAAAAAGTATAAACTGATTGACCATCAACTAAAGACACACTTTGGTTTTTAACTTCCCAAAAATGTAATCCTCTATTTCCCCATTCTGAAAATAAAATATTTAAAGATCTTTTTGCAGTTTTTAATTGATAGCCAGAAACACCCTGCATACCAATACGTTCGTATGCATCTTCAATAATCTCATCAATGCTTAGGTTCTTATCAAAAACATAAGAGCCTGAAGTAGTGTTGGCCATCTAAGCTCCTTACCCGTCAAA